GCTGCGCACCGAGCGACGATCACAGGTAATCCCATACTGTAACTGCAGTAGACGTATAATCTCGCCCTGCATCAGCCGATGCTCTGCATCCGAGTGCTCCTGCAGTACCTTCAGAATCAGCAGGTTCAGCATTTTCTTATTTGCACCATACATCGTTATGTCTCCCTTTCATCTTGCTTACACAGAAAGTATAGCACAGATGATGTACATTTTTTTGCACATTTCTCCAAGTGTACATAAATAAATGGAGAAATTATCCCTCAAGCTCAAGCGCAGTCTCAATCCCACCCTTGAAAACAACGACTGCCGCTCCGCCCTCCTTAACCACAATGTGGTCGAGCAGCCCACTCCATAGCTCCTCGTCAAACGCAACCTGCTCCCCGTTGATACCATATACCACTTGAATCATTGCCTCCAAGGTGTTTCTCTTGCTCTCCCTCTCGGCGATTTGCTCGTCCAACTTTGCCAAATCCCCCTGCTTTTCCAGATAGCGTGCGCGAATCTCATTTTCTTGCTTCAGATACATCGTCTGATCCTGTGCCACCCGTGCATTCTCACGAATCAGCGTTTCTAGCTGTTCTGCCAAAATGCCGAGTTCCTGCTCTGCTCTATCGTGTTCATCGACAAGCTCCCTCGTTTGGCAAACGCTGTCAATCAGGGAGCAGAGTTCTGCAATCACGTTCTCTTTGACCTCTACCAAGGAGTTCAGTGCTTTGCCGAAAATCCATTTGATTTCCTCTTCCGTCAGATGCCTCGTGCTGCACGGCTTTCCCTTTTGGGAATATTTCTTGTTGCAGCGGTAGATCACCCTGCGGTATTTGTCGGTCGAGTGCCATACCTTCGCTCCGTACCAACAGCCGCAGCAGCCGCATTTGATTTTGTTTGCGAAGATGCTCACACCGCTGTGCTTGCCGTTCTGCTCTCTGCGTTTTATCTCCGACTGCACAAAGTCGAATAAGTCCGGTGGAATAATCGCCTCATGGTGTTCCTCCACATAATACTGCGGAATCTCGCCCGTGTTCTTTCGTCGCGTCTTATCGAGGAAGTCCGCCGTATACTCTTTCTGGATCAGTGCATCGCCACGGTACTTCTCGTTGGTAAGGATGGAACGCACTGTGGAGATGTACCACTTGTCCTTTCCCGACGGGGATTTGATGCCCCGCTTCTCCAGTTCCTTGGTAATGGCATAGAAAGATCGCCCGCCAAGAAAGAGTTTGTAGATGAGCTTCACCACTTTCGCCTGTTCCTCGTTGATTTTGAAATCCTTGTCATAGCCGAGAAAGGCACTGTATCCCACACTGGTCTTGCCCTCGGCGAACTGCTTCCGCTTGCCCCATGTCGTGTTCTCCGAGATGCTGCGGCTCTCCTCCTGCGCTAGGCTGGACATAATCGTGATGAGGAGTTCTCCACGCGCCTGAAATGTCCAAATGGACTCTTTTTCAAAATAGACCTCTACACCGTGCTCCTTGAGTTTTCGTATGGTCGTAAGCGAATCAACGGTGTTTCTCGCGAACCTCGACACTGACTTTGTAACAATCAGCTGAATCTTGCCATCCAGAGCATCCTGCACCATGCGCGTAAACCCCTCACGCTTTTTCATGGAAGTCCCGGTCACACCCTCGTCCGAGTACATCCCGGCGAACTCCCAGTCCGAGCGGCTCTTGATGTAGTTGGTGTAATAATCCACTTGGGCGGCGTAGGATGTCTTCTGGTCTTCGTTGTCCGTAGAAACTCGTGCATACGCCGCGACTTTCCGCTTGGCTGCAGTTGCCAGCGGCACTTCCGAGAATTTATGGATGCTGGCTGGGATGACCGTCACACTTCGCATCGCGCTCACGTCCTTTCCATCGTTTGAATTCAGCTCGCCGCCGCATTTGAACGGCATCGAACATCTCCTGCGTCACCAGTGGCTCGTGGTCGTTTTTGATAATTTCCTCCCGTCCGCTCTCGGAGAATTGCGCCTTTATCCTCCGAACACCGAGGTAGAAGTCGCTGTCCAGAGTGTAGGCGATCAGCTTGCGCGATATTTTCCCGTGAATGCTGCCATAGCCGTCGGCTTCCATCTTCCGTGAGATGTCGGTGATTTGCCAGCCGTCGAGGTAGTATTGGAATATCAGCTGAACCGCCTCGGCTTCTTTGGGAACAAGCACATAGCCCTGCTCGTTTGACCATTGGTAGCCGAACGGCTTCTTGTGCGGGTCGGTGTACTTCTTTTCCGCCTGATCAAAATAGTGGATTCTCGCCGTCTTGACCGTGCCATCGTAGAAGTGGAATTCCAACACGTCCGCATCGGTGGTGCGTATTTTCTCTACGGTCTTGGCAAACACATTCTCGTCAAATTCCGTCAGTCCCAACACCTCGCAGGAAGCCTCGCGCAGTCGATACCCTCGGATGTTCCTCGCATCGCACATCCGCTTGCGAATTTTATCGTAGCAATACCAATGTTCCTGCAAGCCGTCGTGTCCGTTGGTTCTGGTCGCTCCCTTGACGAAGTGCGCACCGCATTTGCCGCAGATGATTTTCGTCGAGAAGCAGCTTGGCTTTACGATGCGATGCGCCGCCGGGTTGAAGTCGTAGCTGGCCTGGATTTTCTTTTGCACCTTCTCAAACGTCTCTCGGTCGATGATGGCAGGGCGATTGTCTGTAACGTAGTAGCGCGGCAGCTGTCCCTTGTTCTCGATGATTCTGTGCGTCCGAGGGTTTTCCGTGATGTAGCGCTGCAGGAGGACATCTCCGGCATAGACCATGTTCCGCAAGGCGTAGCGAATGAACGGCACGAATGAAGCATGTCCGTGTTTCTGCAGCCAGCGGGATGTCTGACTGAGCGGAATATCCTTGAGGAAATTGTCGTAAATCACCCGGATGGCCTCTGCTTCTTCCTCGCAGATGATGAAAGACTTGCCGTCCCAGCGGTAGCCATAGGCGGCAGCGTGCCATTGCTCCCCTCGCTCGAATTTCTTCTGAATCGACCACTTGGCATTGTCGGATTGGCTGCGGCTCTCCTCTTCCGCAAAGCCCGCCAAGATTCCGAGCATCAATTCTCCGTCCGCCGAGAGCGACTGGATGTTCTCCTTCTCGAACCACACGTCGATGCCGATGAATTTTAAGTGCCGCACGGTTTCCAACAGGTCTACCGTGTTTCTGGCAAATCTTGAAATGCTCTTGCACAGAACGATGTCAATTTTCCCGGCATCGCAGTCCTCGACCATTCGCTTGAATTCTGCCCGGCGGCGAATCCCGCCGCCGGAGATGCCGCTGTCGGCGTACACCCCGGCATAGATCCATTCGGGATTGTTCTGGATGAGCTTGCTGTAGTAACTGACCTGTGCCGAGAGCGAATGGTTCAGCCTGTCTGATTCCATTGAAACACGGGCATAAGCTGCCACTTTCTTTTTGGGCGTAAGTGTCGCCACGGTCGGCTCTATGCGTGTAATCTTTAATTGTATCACCCTTCACCATATATCCCTCAACTCGGGCAAGGAGTCAACGGTATTTCCGCATATATTGAACCAATCAGCGGCTTATATTTTTCGAGGAAGATTTGCTCGACCTTGGCGTACTCTTCTGAAGAGATCAGCCCCGCAGAACGCATACGGCGCACCATCCCCATCGTGGCTTGGTACATTTTTTCGCGCTGAAACTGTTCCTTTGTCACGGGCGATCACCTCCGAGTTCCTGTACTCGTGCATCCGCCAAACCGCTCGGCGATATAGCACGCATGAGAGCAGTATTTCCTGTGGCTGTTGCCGTAAATCTCGAAGATGCTGCCGCAATGATGGCACTTCAGCCGATAGACGGCTTTCCTCTGCACGAGATGCAGATGGCTGTTCCACCACTTCTGGCGACAGGCATCCGAGCAGAACCGCCGCTTTTTCCTGCCAGGAATCTGCTCCATCGGTTTGCCGCAGCATTCGCAACTCAAGCCAACATCCGCAGCCTGCGGCTTGACTGCCTCCGGCTTTGCTGCATTCATCCTGCGGCAAAAAGACTTCACGGTGTTCTCGGACAAGCCGATGTACTGCGCGATTTTCTTGTAGCCCTCGCCCTTTCTGCGAAGGTCTTTGATTTGCTTCTTTTGCTCTTCTGTCATGCTGCTGTCCCCCTTCTACTATTGAAAGGACAGAAAGTCGAATTTTTAGCGGATGTTTTCATAAAATCACCTCTATAAGAGAGCCACGGCAAAGGTGAAACTTCATGGGTTTTGGGCAAAAAAATAAGCCCGGCAGGTTTCCCCCGCCGGGCTTCGTTCCTTTATCCTATCATCTGCTTTTCTCGAATCTCCTTCATGGCTTCCTGCAGCTTCTTCGGTACGGGAAGCCCCATCCTCGCTGCATGTCCTACAATCGAGATGCCCTCGTTCGACAGGTAGAAGAAGATCACCGCCGAACGCAGGACGCAGCCGCTGCCGATGATGTGGACGTCGAGCACGTTTGCCACGCCGACGAGCAGGAATATGGCGACTTTCCGTACGATGCCATGAAAGCCGATCTCGCTCGACAGGTTCTTGTCCAGCACGGCGCAGAGGACGCCCGTGATGTAATCTACAGCGATGAATACGACCAGCGCGTAGAGCAGATGGTCGAAGTCACCGAGGAACTCGCCGACAAGCACGCCGATGCACGCCGACCACCAGCGAATGTTCATAAGATTTTCCATTACGTTTTGCCCCCTTGAATTGCATTTTTCAACGTCTTTTCCCATGTCTTTACGTCCCGCACACGACGGAAGCGGAACGTGTCGCAATAACCCTTGACAAGTCTTTTCATCACGCCGTCTTTGCATAGGTACAATCCATCCTCGAAAGGACGCACTTCGTCCCACTCCTGCGGATAGGGTTCTTCCGGATTTTGATCCCAGCCTTGACTAATCGCCCATAGCTTCTGTATAGTCACATGATACACGCCGAGCAGATACTCCCCTTCGCCGATGCGAAGAATCGTAAAGCGCGTGCCAAGGCGAAAGCACCCGGTGACGACCTTGTCTCCTGTCGGCGTAAAAATAGTCAGGATGATACGCTCGGGACGGCTAAGCGCATTGGCACCCACTGGCTCATAACGGTTCCACATATAATAGTAGCCGTCGTGAATCGGGAACTTTTTCCCCCTCGCGCCCGTAAAATTTTCTATCTTCCGCAGAAATCCGTTTTTGTTATAGCGTGCATATTCATAGAACAGCGGATGCGCCCCTTCGGCATCCACATAATACACGGTATTGGTCATTTCCATGCTGGGTTTCCTGCCTTCATATCCGCCATCTGTGGATGCATCGATTTCCAAATAGAAGCCCCAGTTCCCTTCGCAGTCTACATGCCCGCCTCCGGTAATGATGCTTGTGAACGTGGCATTTTTCAATGCCCCGTAATACGGTCTGAGATCGTGCGAGGCGATCTCTTCCCCGTTCTTTTCTGCGCGGACAGCGCCCAGAGCGCCCGGCCATATCCCGTCGTCATCCTCCTCCCAATAAACGCCCGTGAGAGTAAAAATGTTCCCATAGGCATCCATGTCCGCATCGAGGAGCTGCCTCTTGCCTCGCGGATACGGATGCGGCAGAAGATGAGCGGCGTGCGCCCCCAGATAAAGAAGTCCTCTGTAACTGAACGATGGAAGTTTCGACAGCCGTCGCAGTCCTCCTCGTTGGTAGATGCAGTGCCATCCGCCAACGTATAGTGGGATGCCGCTTTCCCCACGCTTGGCGAGCACAGGCGCACTGCCGCCTGCAGATTCATGCCCGTAGATGCAGCGACCGTCTGTCCATACCCAGTCGCCGTTATGGACGCTTCGATTGCCGATGACCGTGAGCCACTTCCCTTCGGCGAGTGCCTTCTTTCCTCTCACTTCCGTCACCTCTTGACTTCCTTCCACGACTTGGCACGCAGAATGGCTAAGGAAAGCTGCTCCGCTGTATCTGCAAGGGATGTGAGCAAAGCGTCTTCGGCATCCGGATCGATGTGCAGATAGCCCTTGATTTCTTCGAGCAATACAAGCATAAACATACCTCCTCACAAAAGGTCTATAGATTCGTTGTCAAATATGCCGTACTGTGCTATTCTTATAAGAAAGAAAGGTGGGATATTATGAACATCGCTATGCCACTCAATCACACAGTACCCATTACAGCGTTCAATCGCGGAAAAGCCGGACAAATTTTTTCTTCCGTTAAGCAAAGCGGTATGACGGTTGTCATGAAGAACAACGAGGCGGAATGCGTCCTCCTATCGCCCCAAAGATACAACGACCTCATGGAACGCATCGAGAATGCGGAACTCTTGGCTGTTGTTCACGAACGTCTGCGGAATTTTGATCCCGAAACGAGCAGCACAGTTTCCTTTGAGGAAATCTGCGCAAAAGAAAAAATCAACCTCGCGACATCCACTGATGATGTGGAGATTTTATGAGTTACGAGGTTCGATTTCTCCCCGAAGCACAGAAAGATTTCAGCCAGCTGGACGGAAGCCAAAAACAACAGGCAGCGAAAGCTATCCAAAAGGTTTCACAAAATCCGCTCCCTTACACGGAAGGCGGCTACGGAAAACCTCTGGGGAATCACAGGGAAACAATTCTCGCCGGACTTTTGAAAATCAAATTGAAGAAAAGCGGTCTGCGCATCGTCTACAAGCTCTTTCGCCAAAAAGAGAAGATGGTCATCATTGTTGTAGGTCTACGCACCGATGAAGCCGTTTACAAAGCGGCACACGAACGGCTTAAGAATCATAGCGACATAACTGGAAGCGGGGAGTGAGCAGAACGCTCGCCCCCCTTTTCCTTTATGCCTTTCCTTATCCCTTGATCTTCAGCAGCTGCACGGCTTCTGCCAGCACGAGCTTTCCGTCGACGCGCTCCTTCATAAAGTAGGCCACCATGCCGTTTCCCGCGAAAAGCTCCTTGATTTCCTGCAAAGAACGCGTGCCGCGATCGCCGATGTTGTAGTAGGCGTAGTCGCCGAAAGCGAGTGCGATCTTCCCTGCCGCAGCTGTCGGCATATATGCCGAGGTGTGGACGGGATAGCCGAGCAGGCGGTCGGGTTCGCCCATCTGGTACGAGGGCTGCCACAGATACGCGCCATTGTTGTCCTTGAGCTTGCGGAT